TGTGGACTTTTTTTCATTACTTCTGTAGAATGCGAAACTTATCTGACGTCGGAAGTGTGGCAGAGTGGTTGAATGCACTGGTCTTGAAAACCAGCGAGGGGCAACCCTTCGTGGGTTCGAATCCCACCGCTTCCGCCAGAGCTTGTTGTGGCACAGGAGAAATTCAAAAGCCGCTCCCGTAGCCATAAAGAAAGCCATAAAAACAGGCAAAAAAAGAGCCCCGAACAGTGATGACTGCTCGGGGCTTTTGGTTCTCAATCCCACTCGGGAATTTTACAGCATCGCGCTTCTCAGCTTCAAGAGCTTCTGGCATCTCTTCGCGTAGGGCTCGCAGTCCTCGAGCCACTGGTCGACGATATCTTTGCGCCAGCGCATGAACCCGTCCGCCTGCCGCCAACCGGGCGGCAGTTTCTGCTGCACTACCCACCTTTCAACCGTTCGCGTCGACCTCTTGAGGTACTGCGCTAGTTCGACTTTGGTCATCCAGATCATCTCTCTCCTCCTCTCTGTTCCAAGTAGTCATATCGTTCCTCTGGTTCGGGCAGTACGCCCGACTTCATAGCTTTCTCAAGCGAGTCGTCCTCGAGCTCCCAGCCGCGAACCGTCTCGTAGTGACGCCCGAGAATGAATCGCTCGTGCGCTTCACGCAAGCCAGGTGTCTCGTCCAACGTCTCATGCGTGTTGTGCTTGAGCACGTTGATGAGCGCTTGACGTTCATGCTCGTAGGCGTACTCCATGAGCTCCTGCGCGACGATGAGGCCGTGCTTGACCGGCTCAAGGTTGGCTGGCGGAATCTCCTTGCCGTGGTTGCGCAGTCGAGCGCAGACGACGGTCATGAAGGCGGCGTGTTGGATGTCTTCGAGCAGATCCTGCTCGGCAACGCCTAGGCACTTGTGACAGAGCGCGCCGAGCATGAGCGTGCTGCTGATCTGGTTGAAGTCCGAGTAATCGGTCGTCGTCGGCCAACGCTCGAGCGCGAAAAAGCTGAGCGTGAATGCTTCAAGCAAAGAGTCCTTTTCTTGGAAACCTAGCAGCCAACCAAGCTGTTCACAGCGTCGTCGTTGGCGGGTTTTCTGGTGCTCGAGACTTGCGATTGTCCTGCGCGCGTCGTCCGCGTCTTTGAACTTTCCTTGCACAAACTTCTTTCGGACGGCGAGGTCTCGTGCTCGCTGTCCTTTTTTGCGGGGTTTTTTGCTTACTGGCATGTGTGATCAGATAAAAAAGCCCCCGGAGCCGAAGCGCCGAGGGCGTATTGTTTCTAATTTCGAGTTCGTTTGGATTATGTTGACGGGGACAGGTGGTATTGGTTATTGGCGGAACTGTTCTGCTTGACCCGTGCGATTGCGAGTGCACACCCTTTCATCTGTAGCTTCATGGCCTGCATCATGTTGCGTTCGAAGCATACGAATTCAACGGCGCGAGCCGACGTTTCCTCTCCGTCCAATAGACAATCTGCGAGATATTCAATGATCTCTTCATCTGTCATACCCTCCACAGGATTGAAGGGCTTGATCTTGAGTTTTTCCATGGTTGTGTCCTCACAGTTCTACATCCATTCGAGCCAAATCCTGAGCTAGTTTGATGTCCTTGGCTTGGGTGCTTTTATCTCCGCCAGCTAGTAGCAAAAGAATCTGTCGTCCCTTAATCGTAAAGTAGATTCGATATCCAGGGCCAACATTTACTCTTGCTTCAGAGATGTTCCCTATCTTCTTGCAGTCTCCAAAATGGCCGGATGCCATGCGCGTTAATCGTGTACGAATAGCACTTTTTGCAACGTGATCCTTTAGATTGTTGAACCATTTGTTGAACTGCTCTGTTCTGTACAAGTCAGGGCGCTTGATGTTCATTTTGCTTCCTTGATGAGGAGCTTTGTTGTGACCAGTATAAAACGTTACGGGTTGCCTGTTCGCCCAGATTATGGGTATATCTCTTCGTAAAGGTTAACCAAGCCCCTGGAGCATTGCACAGCACGGGGGCTTTCCTATTTTACGACGTTGCCTTCATCGCGCTGCCTCCCAGTCGCGCAGTGCGTGCGTGAGCATGTATGCGGAGAGCTTCACGCGGTCAAGGGCGGCAGGGTTTGCGCTCTGCCTCGCGGCGGAGAGCACTGCCGCGTACTTCTTTACTGCGTCTGCGATGCTGGCCGTGTCCTTGTTGTCGATGAGTCGCTTTGCGAGGCCGAGGAGGTTGGCGACCGATTGATCGCGATAAGACCATCTGAGCTCGCGACGGATGTCCTGGACGACGATTTCTGTTTCTGTCATCCCTCGTCCTCCTCCTTTGCGTGCCACCACGACGGCACGTCGAGGTAAGCCCATGCAACGTCGTCATAGCCGGCAACCTTGTGCGCGACGCGCTTGGCGACGGTGTTGCCCCTGACGGTTTTGGCTTCGTAGAAGTGGTCGTCGCCTAGGCCGAAGTAGGCGTGCGGTATGAAGACGGGTTTGCCGTTCTTCAGGGCCATGATGAGCAGTTCTTGGCAGGGGCGCGGGTGCGTCGCTTCATCATTTTCATCGTACCGTTGCCAGTCGATATTTCCGGTCATTCCTCGTCCTCCTTCTGTTTGACGAAGTACTCAGTCGGGAAGAGCGTTGGCTCAATCTTTCCCTTGACCGGGACGTGGAGGATGTAGAAGTCACCCAGCGTACCTTTTGCGTCTACTGGGTACAGGAACAACTCTCCGTCACACTCCGACTCGGCCTTGTGCATATCTTCCAGCGTCGCCCCGATCTGGCATGCAACCCGCTTGCGTATTTCCTTTTTCATCTTGACAGGCATTTCTCGTACCCCTCCATTTCTTCTACAAGTCGACGATCAAATTCAGCCACTCGAGCTAAAAAGTCCCCAGAGATCCACTCGCTTTTTTGATCATCAGGCCAACACTTGATGAGCGATTTGTACTTCGTTGCATGAAATCCACGGCAAAATGCGTACATGGGCTCTCCGCTTGGTCTTCTGAAATTCTCACCGTCGAAGTGGCCACGCAAGCGTGCGATTTCTTTCCCTGATTCATTTTCCTGAATCGAAAACATCAGGTCGACGTTTTTAGGGATGTTCCAAGACTTCGTTGGGTTCCATTCGTTCGGACGAAACTCCGGGTTTTCCTTGACGTCTTCGGGGGTGAGATCGACAGAAAAGCGATTGCCGAATTTGACGGTCCTCGCTTCGCCAGTCCAAACTCTATTGAGTTCTTCCGACAGGCTCGGACCGTTGTACGTAGTGAGCATTGAGAGAATCTCATTAAGACGAAAGTCTTTCAGTTCAAAACGATTCGTTTTCATTCCTCCTCCTCTTTCTCCTTTTCCAACTGGATGCGAATCGAGCGATAGTCCTTCAGCGTCCCGACGCAGTAAGACAACTTGCGGATAGCGTCGTCGACTTCCTCCATGGTCGGAGGGGTTCGACCCTTCCAACCCTTTCGACACGACGTGGCGCATACCTCGATGGCTTCCAACGCGAAGAGCGCACGGCGTCGATGCGCTTTTTCGGGCTTCATTCCTCGTCCTCCCACAGGGCGTATCTAGCGGTCACATCCTTATGCCCAAAGGCGTTTAGCCGGCCGTCCCAAAAAATCGGCAGCCGGTGGAACGAGCCGAACGGGATGAAGTCATGCCCGTCGAAAACCGCAAACCCCTGAAAAAGCGTCTTGCCGTAGTACGGTTCCGGTGTGCCAGTGTTTTGATCCTTTTCTTTGACTTCGAGCCTGAGCGGCAAGCCGCGCGGCGGCGTCGTGTCCGGGAAGTATTTCCATTGCGTCATGCTTCGTCATCCTCATCCCACGGGCGGAAGTGTTTTACAGGAAACGCAAACTCATAGTTTTCAAACGACTCTCCACTTGGGTATCGCCATTTTCCGTTTTCAAAAACAAGACATGTTTTCATTTGGTTGCATTCAACCCGCATCAAGACTCCCTCCGGCGGCTCGACTTCGGGAAAGTCGTTCCATCCGTGCGGGTCGTATTCCTTGACCGCTTCTAGCATGTCGGACGTTATCTCTAGCGAGAGCTTGGGTTGAACACCGAACCATATGGTTGTTGGCTTTCCTCTTTTGAGGGCGGACGCAACCGCGGCTGAGCAAACTTCGAGAGCATCCGAAAAGTCGCCTTTGCTGATCTCGTCGAGCTTCTTCTGTAGCTCGCGGTCTTTCAGTCTGTATTTCATGCTTTCACTCCTTGTTCTGCCAGGCGATGTCCTCGATCATCGATCGCTTAACCGGGGGAATTATCACGGCCTTGGTCTCGGTCTTCTTCTCGGCTTCCTTCTCGGCTTTCTTCTCGGAGTTGTACGCTTCGTACACCTCGCGAGCGCATGCGGGATCTGCGTACGCCTGATCGGCCAGACTGACGATCGGGTCGGCACTGCCAGTCACTTTCAAGATCTTCGCGTCGACGAGCTTCGACACGGTGTATTTGAAAGACGAGCATTGCGGGCGCAGGCCCAACGCGCAGAGCAGCGCCGACATGCGCATCGGGCCTTTCTCGCCGAGGAGTTCGAGGGCTTTGTCTGCCCTCACTCCGATGTATCCCCCATTTCTCATCTAATGCTCACGCTCTCGCGTGCCTCCAAGTGGCAACCGGAGACCTCGACGCCGTCGAGCAGTGCCTGCTTGATGGCGATCTTGTTGGGGCTGACGGTCGTCTTGACGGTCGTGTAGGCCTCGGGCAGGTTTGCGCCTTCGGAGACTTCGACGGCCTGCGTCGTGCGGATCGAGACGGTCACGCGGGCGGTCTTGACATTCCCGGTCGCGTGCAGGGCATCGAGGAGCATTGCCTTGAGGTAGTCGGAGCGCTTCTGCATCGACTTGACGCGGGCGATCATGCGGTCGGCTTCGTCCTTGGCGGCTTTGGCTTCGGCATCGAGCTCGCGGAGGTAGAGCGCGGTGGCTTCGATCTTCTCATCGGCTTCTGCTTCGACGGCGTGGAGCGCGTCCGCATTGAGGATTTCCCCAGTCTCCTCGTCGACGACGATGTCATCCAGCGCAAAGCGCAGCGCCGGTGCGATTTCGTAGAGTTTCATTTTGCGTACCTATGAAAAAGCCCTGCCGGTTAGGGCAGGGCCGATGTGAAAATTGGGTGTGGCTGTTACTGAGCAGTCAGGGCACGGTAGCAGGACAGTTGCCTCACGCTATAGCCGTGGCGATCGAGCATGTTCTCGATGGAACCGAGATTCATGCTCGTCACGGCTTCGTAGAAGCGAGGCGCGAAAGGCGACTGGAGGAGACGCATCAGCTTGAGGACGGTCTCGAGGTCTTCGCGGAAGAGATATCGCCAGTAGTAGACGAAAGTCCGCAGGTTCTCGGCCTCATGCGCGGAGAGAACGATCGAGCCCGCGGGGATGGGGTGCAGGCCACAGTGTGGGCAGCCGCCGTCGTCGGGGCGCGTGGTGTGTGGCACCTCGGGCACGTCGAGCTCAACCTCTCTGATGAAGTCGAGGCAGTCTTCGAGCTGAGTGCGCGGCAACTGGTCGTAGCGTGCGATCTGGTAGCGTGCCTTGATGGCGCGGTAGATCGTCCGATAGTTCGATGAGGTCTTGTGTGCACGGATGGCCACTTCGCGCTGGATGGCTCGCTGCTCTGCGGGCGTGATTGTTTCCTGTGCTTCGTAGCGTCCAGTCTTGCGAATAGCAGGCAGAACTTCGGACGTGACCCAGCGCTTGAAGCGCTTTGCGGATTCGAGCTTGGAGCCGAAGATCAGAGCGTAGAGGCCTGACTCGTTGACGCAGTTGACCGTCTGAGCACGACCAAGCTTGTCAGTGATTTCCTGTTTGATGAGGTCTTCGGAATCGACGTGCTGAGATACAGCGTTCGAGGGCTTCTGAAAGCCGAGAGCTGAAGCTACGTCAATCGCGACGAAGAGAGGAAGATCGGGCGTTCCGAGCGTGCGGACTTGGGAGTTCTCAAAGGAGAAGCAAGCGGGGATAGACATGTGAAGTCTCCGTAAGAGTTTTGAAAACCCTCGTGCCATCCGCCAAGATGGTGAGCGAGGACTTGCAGGTTGGCGGACAGTCTTACGGAACTGCGCACCTTTCGGTGCCCCACAAGCCTCGCTCATAAGCAGAGACTTCGGTGCACCCCTGTTTCAGGGGGGCATCCGCACGTAGCCAACAAAAACGCCGCTCAATCGAACGACTGGCGGCTA